ACGCATTAGGTCACCTCACGCCCAGAAACGCGAATGTTGATTGCGCTGGCTGTGCCTGCAATTGTACTGATAAAGTCGCCCACGCCAAGCACTTGGCCAACCAGTTCAGGGAAGGTATAGACCTCAGACGCTTGCAAGGTCTTGGTCTTGGTGATCAAGTTGGTGTTACCGGCAGAGCCAGCAGTCGTCACCAAGTTCACGCTGATCGTGGCGGCAGACGCGCTGATGTTAGTTGCGGTAAACTTGTCAATGATGGCCGTAACACCAGTCGCTGTGTACTGGGTTGTTTGGGCGTTTTCGGCAAATTTAGCCGGTACGAGGACTTTGACGGTGACAGTCATGGTTTACTCCAAGAGAAGGATGTTATTCGGGATGTATTGTGTCATCAACCAGTTTGTGCCATCAGACACAAGTGTCGCAGAATCTCCGCTACTTGCCAAGAGAATTGATGTGGCCGCCGCGCCGCCTGCCAATGGAACTACGTTGCTGGACGCCGACACAAGCGCCCGTACTTGGTAGTTCTGAAAGTACAAAACGCGCCCTGTATTGGTTGACGGTGCTGGCAAGGTAACTGTGCAAGTGGAGCCTGACTTATTGTTGATCAGCCAAACTTCAGTTGCCGCAACCGTAAAGTCAGCCGTTTTGGTGACTGGCGCAGAGACAGGCTGCTTGCTGTTAAACGTAGACCAATCAGCCGAGCTTAACGCGCCACGGTTGGTTGCCGAGGCCGTGGGCACGTTTAGCGTGATAACTGGCGTGGTGGTGCTGTTGGCAACAGTCGAGGAAAGATCCGTGCCAGTCGTGCCCAAAGTCAGCGCGGCCACCGAGGTGACTGTGCCAGAGCCTTTGTTGTTGAAAGTTGTCCAGTCAGTACTGGATAAAAAACCATTAGTAGAACCACTAGCTTGCGTGATACTTAGTGTGCCTGCCGAGTAAGCCAGCGGCGCGCTGATTGTAGTAGCGGCGACTGCTGTGCCATTGCCGTACAAAATGCCAGAAATGCTTGTGGTCAATGTTATGGCTGGCGTGGTGGTAGGGTTTGCCACCGTACCGGCAAAGCCGTTGGCAGACACAACAGACACGCTGGTGACCGTACCTGTACCATAGGGCAGGGCAGGAATGTCAGCCACCACCAAAGCCCTGAACGTAGGTACTGCCGCCGCACCAGCCGTAGGGCCAGCCAACACAAAGTTAGCAGTTTTGGCCGCATAGGGGTTTTGCGTATCGCCATAACCAGCTGCAAGGCTAATGTCAGGCGCAATGCCTCCAGACGATAATACGGGCGCTGTGGCTGTTACAGCAGTGACCGTGCCTTGCGTGGGTGGGGGCAACAGACTGAGCGCCTCTAATTGCTTTTGCATTTCGGCAATCTGAGACAGCAACGCAGACGATTGATCTGTTAAACCAGCTTCTTGGATCTGCTTGGCTAACTCAGCGCTCAGATCAACTGGCGGGGGCTGGGTTTCAACATTCTGCGCCAATGCCTGCAAGGCCGCATCGTAAGATGCAATCAAAGACACCGTGTCAGTGCCAAGGTTTCCTTCGTCCACAATTGTGGCCGCATTAAGGAGCGACAAAAAGAACAAGTACCAAGCGCGGTCAATCAGACCCGTGCGAGGGTCAATCAGCGGCACTCGTGGTGGCGTGATCGGCGTTGGTGTAGCGTTAGGGCTAGGCATTCGTTGGACTCAGAATAAGTTCTGCGCCCATGATGGCAATCTTCACAGGGTCAGTGCCAGACACCTCATAAACTCGGTCACGCAGTTTGACAGTCATGCCCAAACGCCGCCAGATTACACGTTTGTAATACTGGCCAATCTTGCCCATGGACGCCCAATGCTCGCTTGACCATGTGTGGCCACCATCATCTGACCAACGCAACATGACTTGCGGATCCGCGCCTTGGGTTGCAACTGCTTCTTGATCGGCAATTAAAAAGTCATTACTTTCGGTGATTAAATAATCGCCAAGTTCAGTCTCAAGATAGATTACTTCAGAAGTCACATAGCCATTTAAGCCCACGCCAGATTCGCAATCAAGTTGCATCATGTGCTGGGTTGTGCGCTTGAGGTTATTTTGACCAGTCGGCAGCGCGCGCCATGTGCGTAGCCATTTTTGAACGCCGTTGTTGTCTGAATAGTCGTCTAAGTCAAACGCATAGACGTTACCGTTTTCAAAGTCGCCGATAAGAATATTGTTGTTAAACGCCATTTGGCAATTACCACGGTGACGAGTAAAGTTACCGTTGGAAAAGCCCGCACGCTCATGCCAGGCTTGTGTGGCGGCGTCATAGACCCAAGTGGTGTTAGCACTAGGAAAAACCAGTACATAAAAGCTGTGGCCGTCTTGTTGATAAGTGTAAGCAATAGCGTCCGACAGATCGGCATACTGCTGAATCTGCCACTCAACAGCGTGCGTGGAAATGCGAACGCCGGTGTAGCCGTTGGCGCGGTAGACAATACCCTCACCACGGCGGTCACGGCCAAGCCAGAACAGGCCGTTGTCCATTTTGGCAACCGAATAAGGGGCAGCACAGCCCAACTCATTAAACGCGCCTTGGATGCGCTGTAATGGGAAGTCTGTTGCGCCAGAGTCGTACCAGACTTCAATCGAGTTAGTGCCAAAGGCCCACACCTCGCGGAAGTTGGCTGCTACGGCCACCAAACCGTCAGGCGAGCCTTCAGTGCTAGCAAACTCAAGCGGGTCAATGGACGTGCCGTCTAGCAGTGCAGTAATCCACAGCTTTTGGCTATTTGGCTCGTTGAACACAAAATAGCCGTCCAGATAGCAAACAGTCACAGCACCTGGGAAGTCTGGGTCAGTAATCTGACCGAAGGCGTTTGTGGTGTTGTTGTAGATGTAACTAGGGCCATTGGCCGCAATGAACAACTGCGTGCCGTTGTCAGCCAAACTGACAGGGCCAGTGCCGGCTACCGTGCCGATTAGCGTGGCCACATACGCAGTGGTGATCTTGTAAAGTTGCGTGCCAGAAACAACAAACGCTGTGCTGTCGCTAGATGAGAACGCCCACAGGCCACGGATCGGGCCGTTGCCAATGGTGTTAAGGAGTTTAAGGCCAGGGGCGCGGTTTAGGAACGCAGGCTCTTTACCGGCCTCGGGGACGATCTCTGGAAACAGATTGACCATCCGAGCGTCTGCCGCATTGACAGACCGCGCTACATAAGTAGAGCCAAGAATCGGCGTCTTCATTAGTAGTTACCGGCATAGATGTTGAAACGCTGGCGGTTGGCCACCAATGCGTAAGGCAGTGCCATCACATCATCAGGGTTGTTGATGCGCTTCAAGTCACGCTTAGAAGTCATCGCAATGCGCTGCACTTGTGGGCTTGGCTCAACACCAAACTCAGGGGCAAACTCCATGGCCAAGTTGTATGTAAACGCCCGCAAATAGCCAGGCGGGTAGTACAGCACCGTGGATAGTGTGGCGGGGCGATTTAGTTCTTCAACCGATACAAAGTGAAATTCCAAGTCTTGCGTTGGCCTTGGATAGAGATATATCTCAATATCGGGAAACGTCATGTTTACCCACATCACTTGTGGGTAGGTGGACGTTACGGTCTTAACAGCAATACCGTTGTACTGCTGTTGGTTAATCATCTTGATGCCGTAAGACACACCATTGTTTGCTTTAAAGTACGTAGCATCATCAAGCAAAATGGGGCGAAGGCCAACAAAGTCACCAGTTGGGCCAAGGGTGCGGCTAATTAAGCCTGCTGGCCATGTAAAGACTTGATCTTGTGTGCAAAACACGGCTAAACGCTCTGTGTTCCACGAATCAATCATTTGATTGAACGCCATCAAGGCGTCTTGTGACGTAGCCGCAGAGGGCGTTTCACCTTCAGCAAGCACACCGAGAAGTCTAAGCGCCCGTTCGATTTGTTGGCCAGCGGTGTACGTTGTCATTTTTAAACCTCTGCAGTGGTTTTTCTACGGCGTTTAACTTCCAGCACGTTCACGGGAGCCGCTTCTTCAGTTTCAGAAGGCGTGTCTGGATTATAACGAGTCCAGCCATTTCTTTCATCCATTTCAACCTCAGACTCCATTGTTGCAATCTTTGCGCCGTGGATGGGGTGTGTCAATGTAATGTTCATAATTTAAGAATGGGGGTGATTAGCCCCCATTTGGTTTACAGAACGTGGATAACTGCAAAGTTGATTACAAAAGCTTCAGACAGCGAACCGCCCGAAAGGTTGCGAATTGTGATTACGCAACTTCCTGTGGTTTTGCTAGAAATCCAGCAGTTGTAAGCACCAGCGGTAGCGCCAGAAGACACGCTTAAAATAATAACGTCTTTTTCGCTGATTGTGCTGTTGTTCAAAGTGAACGAAACATTTGTGATGTTTGCCAAAGAGGCGCCGTTCAGTGTGATCTGACCAGCAGACTTGTTCAGCGTGACCGCTGTGGACTTGTCTGTCAATTGAGTCACTGTGCCGCTTGCTTCTGCGGTATAGCCCAACTCGCCACCAGCCAGTACAAAATTAGACCCAATGATGTCTTGGTCTTCAAAAGCAACGCCAATTGATTTGGTATTAGAGGTCATGATTTTTCCTTTAAAAATGAGGGCCGAAGCCCCCATTTAAGTTTAGGCAACGCGATAGATTGAGTACGCTGCGTCACCAGTTTTGCGGAAACGGAACGTGCCAGATGTGTTGCTGGTTTTGGTCAGCGAATCTTGGATCGTGTCGTTACCAACAAGGGTGTTGCCCGTGCCAGCAGTGAAAACTACGTCATTTGCTGCATTGTCACCAAGGTTGATGAAAGCGCAGTCAAATGTCGAGCCAACTTTAAGGCTAGGGAATGCAGCGTCAAGCAATGCGCCTGTGGGGAATACATAGGCTCCAGCGTCTGTGCCGCCTGAGTCCATGGTACACACACCGGAAGCCAAATCGGCTGCGGTGATAGTGACAGCCGCGCCAGTCAAAGCAACTGGAGTGCTGGTGTTGGAGAAACTGATTTCGCCAAGATTGCCGTCACCAACTTGGTAACCGCCTGCGCCATTAGGTAATGCCATGATAATTTCCTTTCAATGTTAATAACAGAGATAGGGGCCGAAGCCCCAATCAATTAGCCCCAGATACGGCAGCCCATTTGTGGGCGGATCGTGTTGAAGCCGTACAGAACGTCAATACGGCAAGGCATACGGTCATTGTTGATGTCGTACTGACGCACGACACGCAAAGAGATACCGTTGTGAACTGCGCGAGCAGCCATGTCAACACCTTGTGGCAACAGCAAGTCAGCAGTTGCAAAAGTGATGGCGTCCTTGTGATAGACCAAGTTCTGTGCGTACTGGCTAGAAGCAGCGCCTACGAACACGACAGCCTTACCAGAGACAGGGAAGCTGTCAACGGTAGCCAAAGCATTGGCGGCGGTGTAGATAGGAGCAACAGACACGACAATTGCAGTGCCGCTGGCAGTGGCGTCAGCCAAAGCAACGAACTGGAACAACGAACCAGTAGATTCACGGGTCTGTGGGTTCACAGCGAAGCAATCAGCAACAGTGAACACGTCACCGGCTTTAACTGTCAGGCCAGAGCCGATAGTCAAAGCAATGCTAGAAGCACCTTGAGAAGTCACAGTGGTGGTCACAGAGTTGCCGGTGGCAACGCGAGAGCCAGTTGTGTGTTGCTTGATAGACTGAGACATGTTGATCTCGTCAAAGCCCAACACGCCAGTGCCCATCATGCCGTTCTTGAATTGCTTGCTGATAGTGTCTGTAGGATTGAACAGACCTTTCATGCCTTCAACCAAGCCAGCGTTAGCAGCTGGGTTCACGGTAGCGTAACGTGGGGACATCACGGCTGCGTTCTCGTTCAGCTTCTGCTGGGCTTGCAACAAGACCAAAGAAGTAGAAGGAGTTGTGCCAGGTGTACCAACGGTGTTACCGATGGTTTTGTACGCATTGGCCACGTCTGCATCAATAGAAGATGCCAACTGGCTGATACGAGGTTTCAGAACACGCTCTGCGAAATCATCCAATTGCATGGTCAATTCAGCAGATGTGAAGTTGACACCGATGTGCTTTTGGCTGGCAACGGTCAAAGTGGTGAACTGCTCGTTGTCGTCTTGCACTTGCAAGGCAGCGCCGTCAGTTACCAAAGCGCGATCGGGTAAGCGAATACGCAGTGTGGAACCGATCTTAGCACCTTCAACAGCAAAGCTGTCGTCATACTGGCGGTTCACGTTACGGGTAAGCACAAGGTTGTTCTCGAGGATTTCGAGAGCTTTTCTTGTGATCATATCAATCGTCAGAATACTGTTTGACATTTCAAAAGTCCTTTAAAAAAATTAGCGGTTCTGTGCTTGTAGCTTTTTAATCTGCCTTGCACGTTCAGCTTCGATCCACTGCGAGGCCGTCATGCTCTTGATAGAGCGAGGGTCTGTAGTGTCCAAAGTTGCTGCTCCAGCGGAGCGTGCAGTAACAGGAGAAATCGGCGCGGGCGCAGATGTTGTTTTTTTGATCGGGGGCGCTGATGCCAATTTGGCTTCAATTTTCCCAATCTCTTTCGCCTGACCGAGTGGCGTCATTCGTGAGATGCGATCTGCTTCTTTTGGATTTGAGCCAAGGTAGTACGCTAACTCAGGCCCAATGTCCGAAGACTGGATCGTTTCAGCCATCACGTTTGTGATTGGTAGCTTGGGGTTGTAGGCGACTTGTTCAAAGTCATCATACTTGTCCCGCGCTGCTTCTTCACGCTCTTGATAGCTTTCGAGAACGGCTGATTGCTGCTTGGCTGCTTCACGTTTGGCCAATAGTTCTTCAGCTTTCTGATACGCCATTGCTTCCGCATAGGCTTCAGGGCTTTCAAACTGGTCAACGGACGCAGTTGGTGCAGCTTTCACGATTTGCGTTTCCGCAGACCGATTTGCTTGCTCTCTTTCCCACTTACGTTGCTCTCTTGCAAGGCGTTTGCCGATCATCGCATCAATTTCAGCCTGGGAGTACTTCTTTTCCTCTGTGGCCTGATCAACTTGGTTCTCAGCGACTTCCGGCGTACTTTCAGCAACTTCAGGTGTGGCCGTCACATCCGTGGTTGGCGCGGAGTCTACTTCCGCTAGGGCT